AACAAGAAATTGGGTTATACATGATTCCGCAAGAGGAGCTGATGAACAATTATATGCAAATTTAAATAATGCAGAAGGTAATACGGGAACAGATTTTCAATTTACTTCAACAGGATTTAATGTAAGCGGTGGTGGTAATGATTTAGATGGTGGTTCATCTTATAGTTATATATATTTAGCAATAGCATAAATTAAATAAAATGAGTGAAAAAAAGAAACCCTTTAAAGATACAGGTGTCGGACGGTTTTTAATCGAAAAGGCACCAAGTATTCTAGGAATGGTCGGCGACGCAATATTGCCGGGAAATGTAATATCAGAACTAATTAGTGGTAACTCTCAGCTTTCAGAAAGCGATAAACAAGTTGCACTAGAAAAGTTAAGAATAGAAAGAGCCGAAATTGATGGCACAACCAAAAGATGGGTAGCAGATGCTAGAAGCGGTAACTGGCTTGCGTCCAACGTCCGACCATTGGTTCTTGTATTTTTAACAATATCATATGTTATAGGGTGGTACGCCGGCTATTCACTGGAATCAGTTACTTCATTATTAACAATAGTCATCGGAGGCTATTTTGGATCTCGCGGCGTCGAGAAGGTATTTGGAAATAATAAACATAAACAATGATAGAACAAGATTTAAAAATCTTTGGAATTAACGTAGGAGCAATGATATTTTCAGTAATACCTGAAATAAACACAGTACTACAGACAGTAGTTTTATTGTTATCAATAGGATACACAATATTAATGATAATAAAAAAAACAAAAGAATAATACAATGAAATATTTTAATGAATCTGAATTTAATAACTTTGACAAAATGGATCCTAAGCTTCTTGAGATGCTAGATAATCTTAGAGAAACATATGGATATCCAATTACATTAACGTCAACATATAGATCACCTCAGCATCCAATAGAGGCGCGTAAGTCTAGTCCAGGTGAGCACACTTATGGTGCCGCTGTAGATATAGCTTGCGTAGGAGGCGAAGCTACTTATAAATTAGTAAAAGCAGCTATTGAAGTAGGTTTTACTAGAATAGGTATAAGTAGAAAAAACAATTTTGTTCATGTAGGTATAGGCTATGACAGTGCTCCACCTATGACAATATGGACATACTAAATTAAATTAAATGGCAAAATTAATACGTAAGATCAGTATAGGTACTGACTACAAAAACGAAGCAATGCATTACTCTGTGGGCCAAGAAGTTTATGGAGGACATACTATTTCAGATATATTAGAAGAAGATGGTTCTTATAAAATATTTATAACTAAAAATAAAGAGGTATTACCTTGGAAGCATTTTAATTCTAATATGGCTGTATCTGTTGAATATAACTTAGATTATTAATGCAAGCACTTTTTGATTATATTATATCTACTGAAAATCGTTACAATAACGTAGTTAATGTTGATGACAAAAAATTAGTTGTTAATACAGAAATTACAGAGAGAGATTACATGTTCGTTAACAGAATAGGTAAAGTTATTAGTGTTCCAGCTGGTATAAAAACAGAAGTAAGTGTTGGAGATGAAATAATAGTTCATCATAATGTTTTTAGAAGATGGTTAAACCAACAACAAGAAGAGCGTAACTCAGCTAGTTATCTTGATGAAGATAAATATACTGTTGCGGCGGATCAAGTTTTTGCTTATAAAAAAGATAAAAAATGGATTGCACTTCCTGGATATTGCTTTGTTGCGCCTATAAAAATGAAAGACAAATGGGCTCTTGATACGGATGAAAATTTAAAAGGGGAACTAGTATATACTAATAGCCAATTAAGTTCATTAGGAGCGTCTATAGGAGACGTGGTGGGGTTTACACCTAACTCTGAGTATGAGTTTAATATTGATGGTCAAAAACTTTATAGAATTTTATCAAATCATATAACTATTAATTATGGACCGAAGAAAAAGAATAATACAAGCAGCGGAAAAAGCATTAGTTGAACTTGAAAAAGTTATTAAACAAAATATTGATTTATCTGAACTAGATCCTGAAAAAGCTAAAACAGCAGCTCAAGCCAAATGGGTTGCAATAGAAGATTCATTAAAGATTATAGAAAAAATTGAAGAGTTATCTGATAAAAAATCTAATACAGAATCTAAAACTTTTTTAGGTGTTGAAAATAGAATCAAATAATGTACAAACAAACGCTTTATAAAATACACAATGCTCATTTATCTGATAAAAAAATTAAACATCTTAATAAACATAAGAAGTTTGAATATGGATATAATGAAGAATTAGACTGTGTTGTAATAAGTAAAGATGGTACAATAGGTGATATATATGAAATACAAGGTCTTAAGGTAGCAATACCTAAAACTCCCAACAAAATAGATGGAGAAGACTTAAAACAAACAGATCAATATTTTAGAATAAAAAATAAACCAGAATCTTTAAATAAAATAAAAAGCATATATGATTTTCAATCTTACCCAGAGGATATTAAAGAAAAATACTACCAATATATTGATAGTGAGTTTAATTATCGTAATGATGGGTATTGGTTCATGTGCAACGGTGCCCCGAACTACATTACAGGATCGCACTATGTCTATTTATCCTGGACAAAGATCGACGTGGGAGCACCAGATTTTAGGCAGGCAAACAGGATATTTTACTACTTCTGGGAGGCTTGCAAGGCAGATAAGAGATCTTATGGAATGTGCTACCTTAAGAACAGACGGTCTGGCTTTAGCTTCATGGCATCCTCAGAGACTGTTAACTTGGCAACAACTTCCAAGGACTCTAGATTTGGGGTCTTATCTAAAACTGGAGCAGATGCGAAGAAGATGTTTACAGACAAGATTGTACCCATATCAATCAACTATCCATTTTTTTTCAAACCAATACAGGATGGGATGGAACGACCAAAGACGGAGTTATCCTATAAGATACCGTCAAGAAGACTTACCAGAAACGCCATCAAAGAGACCTATAGTCAGGAGGAATTTGGGAAGGGGCTCGATACAACAATCGATTGGAAGAACACGGGAGACAACTCGTATGATGGAGAGAAATTACAACTCCTCGTCCATGATGAATCCGGTAAATGGGAGAGGCCGGACAATATACTCAACAACTGGAGAGTCACGAAAACGTGCCTCAGGCTCGGTGCCAAAGTAGTAGGTAAATGTATGATGGGATCTACATCTAATGCTTTAAATAAAGGTGGAGATAACTTTAAAAAATTATTTTATAATTCAGATGTTACAAATAGAAACCGCAATGGCCAGACTACAAGTGGACTATATTCTTTGTTCATACCTATGGAGTGGGGATACGAAGGGTTTATTGACAAATACGGATATCCTGTCTTCGATACACCATCAGACCCGATTGAAGGAATTGATGGGGAAAAAATATTTACGGGAGTCATTGATCATTGGGAAAATGAAGTAGAAGGATTAAAAAAAGATAGTGATGCTTTAAATGAATATTACAGACAATTTCCAAGATCTGAAAAGCATGCTTTTAGAGATGAAACAGTTAATTCATTATTTAATTTAACTAAAATATATGAGCAAATAGATTTTAACGAAGAAATGGCTATTAAAGGTTATGTTGTTCGTGGAACTTTTGCTTGGCAAAATGGTATAAAAGATACTAAAGTTATATGGGTTCCTAGTAAAAATGGTAGATTTAAAATATCATGGATACCGCCAGATAACATACAAAATAATATAATCATAAAAAATGGTATTAAATATCCTGGTAATGATGGGTTCGGAGCCTTCGGGTGTGATAGTTATGACATCAGCGGTACTGTTGGGGGTGGTGGGTCTAATGGTGCTCTTCATGGATTAACTACTTTTTCTATGGTAAATGATGTGCCTAATACTAAGTTTTTCTTAGAATACATAGCACGACCACAAACAGCAGAAATATTTTTTGAAGAAGTATTAATGGCATTAGTGTTTTACGGTATGCCAATACTTGCTGAAAATAATAAACCAAGATTATTATATCATTTAAAAAGAAGAGGTTATAGAGGTTTTTCTATGAATAGACCTGATAAACTTTTAGGTAATTTATCTAAAACAGAAATAGAATTAGGAGGTATACCAAATACATCTGAAGATATAAAACAAGCACACGCAGCTGCTATTGAATCTTACATAGAAGACTATGTAGGACGTAAAGAAGAAAATCATGGTAATATGTATTTTCAAAAAACATTAGAAGACTGGGCGCGTTTTGATATATCAAGAAGAACATCTCATGATGCATCCATAAGTAGTGGACTTGCAATTATGGCGTGTAGAAAACATATGTATAGGCCTAATATGGAAAGAACAACAAAAAAAATAGATTTTCGTTTTGCAAAATATAAAAACGAAGGATCAATGAGTAAGATAATACAATAACTATGGCAATAACAACAGGACAACTTCCTACACAATTTCCGAGTCAAGCTGTCTCAGATGAAGAAAAAATGTCTTCTGAATATGGTTTATCGGTTGGAAGGGCTATTGAACAAGAATGGTTCAATAAAGATAATAACCCCGGTATGTATTATCAAACCAATGAAGAGTTTCACAGGTTAAGATTATATGCTAGAGGTGAGCAGTCTGTTAAAAAATATAAAGATGAATTTGCTATAAACGGTGATTTGTCTTATTTAAATTTAGACTGGAAACCTGTACCTATTATTCCTAAATTTGTAGATATCGTTGTAAACGGTATGCAAGATCGACTTTTTGATATAAAAGCTTTTGCGCAAGATCCTATATCAACAGGAAAAAGAACAGATTTTGTAAATAAAGTTCAAAGAGATATTAATGCTCAATCTTTATTAAAACAAATAGAAGCTGAAGTAGGTGTTGATGCTAGAAATATCAAACAAGATGATATGCCTACAAATACAGAAGAACTTGAATTATACATGCAATTAGCATATAAACAAGGTATAGAAATAGCTGAAGAACAAGCTATTAATAATGTTTTTCTAACAAATAAATATCCAGAATTAAAAAAACGCGTTGATTATGATTTAGCTGTATTAGGCATAGGAGCTGTAAAAAACACGTTTAACAATACAGATGGTATAAAATTAGATTATGTAGATCCCGCAAATTTAGTTTGGTCTTATACTGAAGATCCTAATTTTGAAGACTGTTATTATTTTGGAGAAATTAAAAGAATAAATCTTAACGAACTTAAAAAACAATTTCCAAATTTACCAAATGAAGAAATAGCAGAATTTGTTAAAAAAGGTTCTAATTGGGTTGATTATAATAATAACTGGTTTAATAATAATTTTAATAGCGAAATAGATAATAATAATACACTTACTGTATTATATTTTAATTGGAAAACTTGGGAAAACAACGTTTATAAAATTAAAGAAACATCTACTGGTGCTGATAAAGCTATATTAAAAAATGATAAATTTAACCCACCACAAGATAAAAGAACAAGATTTGAAAGAGTAGCACAAGCTAGAGAGGTTGTTTATGAAGGAGCTTATATATTAGGTAGTAATATACTACTTAAGTGGCAAAAAGCAAAAAACATGATAAGGCCTAGTTCAAATACTAATAAAGTATTAATGAACTATACTGTATCAGCTCCAAGAATGTATAAAGGTAATATAAATTCTTTAGTTTCTAAAATGACGCCTTATGCTGATTTAATTCAGTTAACACATTTAAAACTACAACAAACAATACAAAGAATGGTTCCATCAGGTGTTTTTATAGATGCTGATGGTATTGCAGAAGTTGATTTAGGTAATGGAACCAATTATAATGCTCAAGAAGCATTAAACATGTATTTTTCTACAGGTTCTATTATTGGTAGATCTTTAACTGTAGAAGGTGATCCTAATCCAGGTAAAGTGCCAATACAAGAATTACCTGGAACTCAAGGTAATCAAATACAAATATTAGTAGCAGCATATAATCAGTATCTTCAAATGATAAGAGATATTACTGGTTTAAATGAAGCTAGAGATGGTTCTGATCCTGATCCAAATTCACTAGTTGGAGTACAGAAATTAGCAGCAGCAAACAGTAATACAGCTACAAGACATATATTATCATCAAGTATGTATATAACATTGGCCTTAGCTGAGGCTATATGTTTAAGATTTAAAGATGTATTAGAGTTTCATCCTACAAAAGAAGCTTTTATTGATTCTTTAGGTCAATTTTCAGTAGGATCTTTAGAAGAAATGAAAAACTTACATTTGCATGATTTTGGTATATTTTTAGAATTAGAACCTGATGAAGAGCAAAAAGCTATTTTAGAAGCAAACATACAAGCTGCATTATCAAGAGATAGTATTAATTTAGAAGACGCTATTGATATACGTGAAATAAAAAATCTTAAACTTGCTAATCAATTACTTAAAATTAGAAGAGTAAGAAAGCAAAATCAAGATCAAGAAATGGCCAAAGCGGCATCAGCAGCACAAGCTGAAGCACAGGGTCAAGCGCAAATTGTAGTTGAACAAGCTAAAGCTCAAGCAGAGCAAGTTAAAACAGAATCTAAAATACAATATAGACAAGCTGATATTGAATTTGAAATAAAAAAACTAGAAGTAGAAGCTCAAACAAAAAAAGAGTTAATGCAATATGAATATGAATTAAATGTTCAATTAAAACAATTAGAATTACAAGCTCAAAAAGAATTAACTCAAGCTAATAATCAAGGAGCTATGGAAAGAGAAAGTTTAAAGGTTTCTAGTAAATCCGTATCAGGACCACCATCTTCTGGTAAACCAGCAAAATCTTTTGAATCTAAAGGAAATGATGTTTTAGGTGGTATTGATTTAAGTAGATTTTCACCTAAATAAAAATAAGTAACTATTATATTATATAAAATTATGGAAGAACAAGAAAAAGTACAAGTTAAGGTTGTTGCAGACGATAGTCCAGCACCTACTAAACAAGAACAAGAAGCTGCTGTATTAGATCAAGCAGTAGAAACTGGGGAAGTTGCGTCTGAATATGGCTTACAAGACGATGGTGTTTATAAAATCAATTTAGATAAACCTCCCGTACAAAACAAGGAAGAAAATGCCGTTCAAGAGCGAAAAACAGAGGAAGTTTCTGTGGATGAATCATCCGGAGATAGCAAAGAAGTGGACAAAGAAGTACGGGAACAGTCCAGTGAAAAAAACGAACCCGTTCAAGCTGAAGAAAAAGTATTAAAAGAAAATGAATCTCCTTTAGAGCTAATTAAAGAAGATGAAGAAACTGTTGTTAAAGAAGAAGAACCTTCAATAACAGCTGAACAAAAAGAAGAAGTTAAGGAAGCTGAAAAACAAATGCTTCCTGAAAACGTAGAAAAGCTAGTTACATTCATGGAAGAAACTGGTGGTTCTTTAGAAGATTATGTTAATCTAAATAGAGACATCAGTAAATATGATAATACTACTTTAATGCGTGAATATTATAAAAGTACAAAACCGCATTTAAATCAAGATGATATTGAGTTTATGCTTAATAAAAATTTTGGTTATGATGCAGAGACGGAAGATCCGTCAGATGTTAAAGCTAAACAATTAGCTTTTAAAGAAGAATTATTTAATGCTCAAAACCACTTTAAAACAAGTAAGGAAAAATATTATGCTGATCTTAAGTTAAGAAAGCAAAACAATATTGATCCTGAATATAAAAAAGCTTATGAGTATTATAATGAACAACAAAGTTTAATAAAAGAAAGTGAAACTTTACAAAAAGATTTTTTAAATAAAACAAGTAATGTTTTTTCTGACGATTTCAAAGGTTTTGATTTTAGCGTAGGAAAAAATAAATATCGTTTTAAAGTAGAAAATCCATCTCAAGTTAAAGAATTTCAATCTGATATTAAAAATTTTGCTAATGAATTTATCGGTAAAGATGGCACTATTACAGATGCTAAAGGTTATCACAAAGCTTTATTTGCCGGAAGAAATGCAGATAAAATAGCTAATCATTTTTATGAGCAAGGCCGTGCCGATGCTATAAAAGAACAAGCTAAAGCTGCAAAAAATATTGATATGTCTCCGAGAGTAGATAATTCTAGTATTGTAAATTCAAATGGTCAAAAAGTTAAAGTTGTTTCTGGAAATGACTCTTCTAAATTGCGAGTTAAATGGAAATAAATAATTTTTAAAATCAAAACAAATGGCATTTACAGTAGGCATACCAGCCGCTTTACAACCAACCCAGAGCAAAACAATGTATCCTGGGAACTATATCGATTTTACTGATGCGAATTTTGCTCAGTGGGGTCAACAATTTTTACCTGATGTATACGAAAAAGAAGTAGAAAGATATGGAAACAGATCTATCGGTTCTTTTTTACGTATGGTATCAGCGGAAATGCCTTCCACTTCAGATCAAATAATCTGGACTGAGCAAGGTAGATTACACACACGTTATGCTAACGTTATTCCTTTAAATAACGCAGGAACGCTTCCAGGTGGAGCTACTCCAGGCGCTATTGTAGCAGGTGTATCAGGTACAGCACTTAACTTTAGTGTACCAACTGCACAACCAAGAAGCACAGGAATTACTACAGATAAAACTGAGCCTGTAAACTTTAGAGTTGGAGAAACAGTAATGGTACAAGTTCAAACTACAGCTACATCAGCTGTTGGTGGAACTGGCGAAGTAATAAAAGGAGTTGTAACTGCAGTAGCAGGACAAAACTTTCAAATCAAATGTTACGTTGCTCACAATGGAATCTTAGTAGGAGATAGAGTAACAGCTATTTCTTATGGATCTGAATTTGCTAAAGGTACAGGTACTTTTACAGAGTCTTTAAATCCTAGCTACGCTACATTTACCAACTCACCTATTATCTTAAAAGAAAACTATGCAATCAATGGTTCTGACACAGCTCAGATCGGTTGGATTGAAGTTACTTCTGAGAATGGTGCTAGTGGGTATTTATGGTATATGAAGTCTGAACACGAAAATAGATTACGTTGGGAAGATTACATTGAAATGTCTATGGTTGAAGGTGTTCTTAAGACAGGTGGACAAGGTGGTGCTAATGGAATAGCTTTAGGCTATACTACAGGTGCTAGCTCAATTACTGTTGGTGGAACAAACCAAAACGCTAAAGGTACTGAAGGTTTCTTTGCTGCTCTTGAAGCACGTGGAAATGTATATCAAGGATTTGGATCTCAAGCAGCTGCTCAAGCAGGTGGTGGAGCATTAACAGATTTTGATGCAGTACTTAAACAATTAGACAAGCAAGGAGCTATTGAAGAAAACATGCTTTTCTTAAATCGTGAACTTTCTTTAGAGATTGATGACATTCTTGCAATGCAAAATGGTGCATATGCTGGAACAGCTAACCACGCTCACGGTACATCTTACGGTGTATTTAACAATAGCGCGGATATGGCATTAAATCTTGGATTTACAGGATATCGCAGAGGATCTTATGACTTTTACAAAACTGACTGGAAATACTTAAATGACTGGTCAACTCGTGGAGGTTTTGGTGATGTTGAAGGTGTATTAGTACCAGCAGGAACTTCTACAGTTTACGATCAGCAATTAGGTCAAAATATCAAGCGACCATTCTTACACGTTCGTTATAGAGCTTCAGAAACTGAAAACAGAAAAAATAAATCTTGGATTACAGGATCTGTTGGAACTTCTAGCCCTACAACTGACATTGATGAAATGAGAGTTATCTACTTAAGTGAAAGATGTCTTATTACTCAAGCTGCTAATAATTTCGTATTATTTAAAGCTTAATATTTTTTAACTATAGGATACGGGCTCTTCGGAGCCCAGTATTCTTATTTTATATTATTTTATTATGAAAACAAAAGTACAGAACTCAGAAAAAAGCTGGGAACTAAAAGATAGAGTATATGTATTAAAAGGTAATATGTCACCTATAACATATACAATACAAACTAGACATACTCCAAGAAAACCTTTATTATATTGGGATGAGGAAAAAGGAATAAATAGAGAATTAAGATTAGCATCTAATCAAACATCATTATTTGTGGATGAACAAGATGGTTATTCTACATTACAACATTTAATATTTCAAGATGGAGTATTAAACGTTCCTAGAACAGAACCTTTAGTACAAAAGTTATTATCTATATATCATCCAAGAAAAATTTGGGAAGAAATAGATGATCAAGTTATAGCAGAAGATGAAATTGAAGATCTAGAGTTTGAACTAGAAGCTTTAAATTTAGTAAGAACTTTAGATATTTCACATTTAGAAGCTATAATGAGAACTGAATTAGGTTCAAGTGTGTCTACATTGTCATCTAAAGAGTTAAAAAGAGATGCTTATAGATTTGCTAGACAAAATCCAGCTTTATTTATAGAGCTTTCTGAAGATGAAGATATAACTTTAAGAAATTTAGCTAACAGAGCTGTTGAATCTGGTATTTTAGAATTAACAGAAGATAACACTGTATTTAAATTTCCTAATGGTAAAAAGGTAATGACAGTACCATTTGATCAACATCCTTATGGTGCATTAGCACAATACTTTAAAACAGATGAAGGAGTTGATTTAATGAAATCAATTACTAAAAAGCTTTCGTAGCTTACCTGATGTAAGGTGAGAAATCAACCTTACATCAACAAATTAATATAAAAGTAAATAAATGGTAAATATAAATAATGTATACCAATCTGTTCTTGTTATAACAAACAAAGATAATCGTGGTTATATAACGCCTGAAGAATTTAATAGATTAGCTGAGCAAGCTCAAAATGAGATATTTGCAAGTTATTTTGTAAGAGAAGCAGGTTATGAGTTAAATGCTTTTTTAACAAGTGATTTTTCTGATCCTAATACTTATTTAGCAGAAAAAATAAATGTGTTTTATAAAGATAGCACTCTTACTCATGCTAATGGTGAATTTACATATCCTGCTGACTTATATAGAGTAGGTGTGGTTTCTGTAGATAACGTTATAGCAGATAGAGCTTCACATGAAGAGGTTAAATACATTAATTTATCACCATTAACAGCACCAGTAAAAACACAGCCCGTGTATTCATTAACAAACACGGGTGTTGTGGTTTATCCTTCAACAGTAACATCTGGTGTAAAATTAGATTATTTAAAAAAGCCAATAAGGCCTAAATGGGGTTACGTTCTAAATGGAACTGTGCCCTATTACGATCCTACAGTTTTTGACCCAGCAAATGATAGTTATGATACAGTGGCAAAATCTTACAACTTTGATTTACATCCTTCTGAAGAAAACAACTTAGTTGTTACTATACTAAACTATGCGGGAGTTGTTATCAAACAAGGAGACGTAACAGGTTTTGCACAAGGTAAAGAACAACAAAACGCAGCAACTGAACAATAATGGCAATATCAAGAAGACCTTTAGATGTAGATAATTATTCCGCTTTAGATGGTGGTAATGGATTAGCAGTCCCTGGATATTACAGGAGAACAAACTTAAACGATATAATAAACAATTTTATTGTAGCATATATTGGTGATGGTAAAACTCTTACTCAAGTTCCTCGATATGAAGTTGCTTTCTTTGCACAAAAAGCAGTACAAGAATTTAGTTATGATACGTTTCATTCTGAAAAAGCTTTAGAAATACAATTAAGCTCTTTGAGACAAATGTCCTTGCCTTCAGACTATGTTAATTATATTAGTATAAAATGGACAGATGCTAGTGGCGTACAAAGAACAATATTACCTAGCACAACAACACAAGCAAATCAAGGTGTTGCTCAAGATGAAAATTATCATTACTTATATGACAATGACGGTAATATAATATTTGCTGAAACATCTGAAACAATAGATAGATACAAATCTAATAATCCACAAGAAAATGAAGAGCTTGCAAGTACATATTACTATGGATATTTTGATGTACCTAACTACTTTGGTTATTTTGGAGGCCGTTATGGTTTAACGCCTCAATTTTCAAATATAAACGGTACGTGTGTTATAGATTTAAACGCAGGACAAATATACTTTCCATCAACAATACCTCAAGACACATATATAACATTAAGTTATATATCTGATGGTTTGGGTAATAATGGAGATTTTGACAATGTGTTAGTACCTAAATTAGCAGAAGAAGCTGTTATGTCAACAATTCTTTATAACTTATGTAAAATAAGACCATCAACTTCAGGTTTATTACCTTTATATAAAAAAGAAGCAGCTGCTAAAACTAGAAATGCAAAAATTAGAATAGCTAATATGAAAGTAGATGAAATGACTCAGATATTTCGTAATAAAGCTAAATGGATTAAACACTAATAAAATTACATGCCAGAAATTAAAAAGTTATTCAGTGGTGGCCGAATGAATCGAGATTTAGATGATAGACTTGTTCCAGCTGGTGAATATAGAGAAGCATTAAACGTTAACGTTGGAAAATCAGAAAGTTCTGATATGGGTGCTGTAGAAAATTTACTAGGTAATGTTCAAGTTGCAGCATCAGGAATATCTGGTGGATCTTGTATTGGTTCTTATAGAGATAATGGTAGTGATCGTATATTTTTCTATGTAACATCTAATGATTCTTACGATGGAAGCAATGGAGGTACACATGGTATATTTTCTTATAATCAATCCTCTAAACAAGTAAGAACTTTAGTTACAGGTGCATCTTTAAATTTTCATAAAGATTTTAAAATATCAGGTATTAATTTAGTTGATGATCTTTTATTTTGGACTGATAATCGTAATCCACCTAGAAAAATAAATATAGTTAGAGCTGTTAATGATCCTAGTTATTATACAGCTGTGGATTTTGATAATTTAGCTTCAGTGGCTAAGTTTACGCCTTATGAATCACCAACAATATTAGATGTTGGAACTACAGACGAACAAGGTAATGCTATAACATCTAACTTTTTAGAAGATAAATTAGTAAGATTTTCTTATAGATGGCAATTTGAAGATGGAGAATATAGTACATTAGCTCCATTCACAGCAACAGTTTTTTCAAGACTTACTAATTTAGATCCTATCCCCGCTGATATAAATGAGTTAGGTGAAATAGAAACTTTTGTTAATGCGATTAAGTCAGTTCAACTTCAAATACCTACTCCAGCTGGATATGGTATTACTCAAGTAGAATTAATATATAAAGAAACAGGATCAAGTGCTTTGTATGTGGTTGAAGATAAACCTGTTGCGGGTGAAACATCTATAAACTTTTTCTATGCTTCTCAAGATCCATTTAGAACTTTACCAGCTGATCAATTAACTAGAGTGTATGATGCAGTTCCTAGAATAGCTCAATCTCAAGAATTAGTAGGCGGTAGATTGGTTTATGGTAATTTTTTACAAAATTATAATATACCTAATATAAATTTTAGCGTAACAAGAACTGGAGAATCTTCAGCTAGACATGATCAACTTGAAATGCTTTCTTTAAAATCAAGAAGAACATATCAAGTTGGTATAGTTCTTGCTGATAAATTTGGTAGACAATCTCCAGTAATACTTTCTAATTCAGGAGGTGATACTGTTTATGTGGATCCTAACACAGGTTCAGCAAGCTCAGACACAGCATTTAACGCTTTAAGAATTACTTTTGCAGATCCTGCAAATGAAATACCTAGTTGGGCTTACTCATATAGAATAGTTGTTAAACAACGAGAACAAGAGTATTATAATTGGATATCAGCTGTTAGTGCTGCTAACACGGTGGAAAGATTAGGTGATAGTTTAAATAAAATACCAAGAGATCAAACAGCTGTTATACCGCCGAGTACATCAGCAACAATATCACCATGTGATGTTTCTGTTTATCCTAAATACGTGGGAGGTGCAAATGTGTTTAATGCTACAACTGGAGCTCTTCAATCAGTTCAATCAATAGCTAATCCAACTGGTACAGCGGCTGTTACAACTATAAATAACAGTGGAACGGCAGTTACATCAGGTATATGTGTTTTTGAAACACAACCTGTAGAATCTGATTTAGATATATTTTATGAGACATCAACAGGTGGTTTAGTAAGTGCTATAACAGGCGTAGCAATAGATGTGGATTTTTTTAATTGTTATTTATTAGATTTTCAACCGCCATCATCATCATCTGGTTCTCATGTAGAGTTAAACAGATTAAGAGCTGGTTTTAATGAAACATTTTTTGACGTAGGTGTTAGAGCTTTTGTTGTTCAAGATAATTTTGCTGAAGAACTTAGATTTAACACTTTAATACACTCTAGTGGACTTTTTAACTCTAGAACAGGTGTTAATTATATAAATCAATTTAATGAGTCTGAAGGTGGTTTAACTATCTCTGTAGATCCACAAGATGGTTCTATACAAAAGTTAGCCGCTGATGATACTCAATTGTTAATATTTCAAGAAGATAAGGTATCAAGATCACCAATAGATAAAGATTTTATATATTCAGCAGAAGGTGGACAAGTTCCTGTAACTAGTAACACACAATTTTTAGGTACAGTAGCTCCATATGCAGGTGTTTTTGGTATAGCTAAAGATCCTTTATCTTATGCTGAGTTTGGTTTTCAAAAATATTTTACAGATAAAAATAATGGATCTGTATTAAGATTATCTCAAAACGGTATAACTGATATATCTAACGTGGGTATGTCTGATTTTTTTAGAGACGCATTAAAAGCATCTACAAGTATTGTTGGTAGTTACGATGAATACTCTGGATTATATACATTGACACTTGTAGGGCAAGGATATGATGGTAATAAAGACACAAATGTAGCTACAGCTGCGAATGGATATTTAACTCTTACGTATGATGAATCATCAGGTGGCTGGAGTAGCTTTAGATCTTTTAATCAAGAATCAGGTTTGAGTTTAAATAATACATATTATACTTTTTATCAAGGTAATTTATGGAAACATAATGATCACACGCCTGGATTTAGGAATAATTTTTATGGCTTAGGTACTCAACCTTCATACGTTGATCCAATATTTAATGATGCACCTTCAACTATAAAACAGTTTAATACTATAGGCTATGAAGGATCAAGTGGATGGACATTAACTTTTGTAGAAACAGATATAAGTACTATAGGTACAATACCACAAACAGCAACAATTATATCTACATCTCTACAAATAATAGGTACAGCAACAAATGGTAGTATAACAGGTGAAAATACTATAATAGCAAAACAAAATGATGTTATTACATGGATAATAACCGCTACACCTATCAGTTCTGCATATAAGTTTGTTTCACCTGGAGATATAACTCTTTCTGGTAATGTTAATTTAAATGTAATAAATCCTACAGGATTAACTAATGAGGGTAATATAGTGTTTAGAGTTTCACATACTGTTGGATCTTCAGATTCTATTCAAACATTAAATGTTGGAGGTGTTGGAGCTGTATTAGCAAATTTACCAGCTTTATTAACTATAAACACAACAGACGCTGTAACTTTCTCAGATCTTACACCTGCATCTCAAGTGTTTAATACAGCTGGATCAGATAATGCTATATTTACATTGCTATCACAAGATGGTTATTATATAGATCCATCTAACATAACTGTAGATGTTTCTGGCATAAGTGCGTTTAATCCTGGTAGTCCAACTACAACAAGAATAACAGCACCAGCGCCAGCTTTATCTAATAATAAAGATAACTTACAATATTCTTATCCATTAACTGTACCCGCGTTAGCAGCTTCAGGAACTATAGCTGTTAGTGGTACTGCAACTGCTAAAACTAATTTAAGTTGGACTATACCTACTGTTAATATGACTAATGCAGTGTTTAGTTCACCATATCCTGGAACAATATACAAAGTTTCACCTTTTGATGAATCTAATATTACAGCCACAGTAACATATACAAACATACCTAGTACTAAAACAATGACACCTACTAGTGCTACTTTTGCTATAACAAATGGCTCTGCTGGAGGTGCAGCTGTTGCATCTACAACAAACGCGTCTATAAATGCAGGTACAAACTTTAGTGCAGTGTATAGTATTGTGTTAACTTCACCTAGCGTTGATATAGGCGCTATAACAACCGTGACAGGCGGACCAGTTGATGCTCAAGTAGGATCAACAGGTTTACCTCCGTTTAACGCAACTGGATCAAGTCCATCTACTGTTTCTGCATTAAGCAATGTTAGTACACAGTTAATTCCATCAGATCCTTGGATATTAATAAATGGTAGTAATGCTACTGTTAATTTAACTGCAGAAGAAACTTTTACGGTATCTGTAAGCGATAATAATACAGGATCACAAAGAGGCGGAAGTATTTCTGTAACTAACACTAATCCTAGAGTAACAGGATTAACACCAGGAAGTATAACAATATCTCAATTATCATAATATGTCTTTAGTAAGTTTCCCTTTTCAAGCAAAAGAAGGTAAGTATTTTGCACCAATAAGTTCGTCAGAACCTAATTATGTTGTAATAAATGGTACTTTAACACAAACAGATAATAAAATTGTTTCTGGTATTAAAGGATCTTTTGCTTCAATGCGATTAACATTACCTGCACCTGCTGCGGCTAGTTATGCTGAGTTGTTTTCTGTAAATTCAGAAGCAGTATACTCTTCACAATAAAAATAAAATAATTATATTATATGCAATTACAAGTAAGAAAATTACAAGAATCCGATTGGGATTTAATACCAAAATGGTGGGAAGCTTACGGAGCCGAAGGCTTCCCTCGTGATATGTTACCTGGATCTTTTAGAGTTGGTGACGAACAAGAAGAAAAAAGAAAAGGCTTAGGTGGCTTTATGGTTTGCAAAGGAGATGATCCTATTGCAGCTATGTGGCTGTGGATGACAAACAGTAAGACTGCGATTCCAGCTGTAGTAGTTAGTGATAAATCTTATCAAGACACGGACAGAAGTGATGCATTGCAACTCTTAGTAAATTTTACAACTGATTTTGCCGAGGACATGGGTTATAAATACGCATTTGCTTGGGCAAAAAAAGGAGTGTTATTAGATAAATATAAACAAGCGGAGTATTATTGTGATGAAACTCCGTCTTATGAATTAATAATGAAATACTAATGGGAAGTATAGTAAAAGGAGTTGGATCATTATTTGGTGGTCGAGCTAGAAGAAGAGAAGAAGCAAGCGCACGAACAGAATTTGAAGGCGCTAAACAAGGATTAAAAGATTTTGAATTTGGAGATTTTTATGGAGATCTTCAAGCAAAAGAATTAGGTGCGGCGCAGCAAGGACAGTTGTCTCAAGCGCAAGGTGGCACTTTAGGCCCAGCGGGGCAAGCAGCTCTTGTTCAAAGAGGACCAGCCGTTCAGGCTCAGTTAGCTAATTTAGCAGATGCTCAAGGATACCAAGGTCAAGGTTACACAGCTGGATCTACTAGTGTTGGTCAGCTAGCAAGAGGCGCTGACACTGGTCTTACAAACACAATGAATAACTTACAAGTGTCTACGGCTGGAGCAGAACTAGCAGCACAAGAAGCAGATCAATCATTAGCAGCTTCTCAAGATTTAGCGGCTCAAGCAGGTACTGGGGCTGGTGGAGCTACTGCGTTAGCCGCTGCCGCTGCAAAGTCTAAAGCAGGTATTTCTGCGGATATAGATAGACAAGTTAAATCTAACGAACAAATGAGAGCTGCCGCTGAAAGTCAATTACAACAAAGTCAATTAGCTCAAGGTAATTTAGCATCACAATTTGATTTAGGTCAACAACAATTTAACGTTGGCGCTGCAAACGATGCTTCAAGATTTGGTGCTCAAGCGCAAAATGATGCAGCAAGATTTAGCGCACAAGCGCAAAATCAATTTGCTTTATCTGAATTTCAAGCTGGAAATCAAATGAATCAATTCAATGCAGCTGCGCAAAATCAAGTTGCTAGAGATAATTTTAATGCCGCTAATGCAACTAATCAGTTTAATGTTGGTGCACAAAACAAATTTTTAGAAAGTCAATTTGGTGCTGATAATGCTTTTTCTATGGCTAATATGGAGGCTGCAAACAAAATGTCACAATTCAATGCAGCTGAAGCTAATCAACAAGAAAGATCTAATCAATCACAGTTAAATTCATTTATGATAAATCAAGCTAGAGGTCAGGCTGATAGAGCTGAAAGCCAATATGCTCAACAGATGGATCAATTTAACATTGGATCACAAAGATATGGTCAAGCTCAACAAGCTAGAGCGCAAGCTACTGGTGATTTATTAGGTGGTATTGGAGGAGTTTTAAGTGCTGCTGCTGGGCCAGCTGGAGTACTTAAAGGAATTATGGGAGGATAATTAATAAATTAATATTATGGCAATAAATTCACAATTAGATTTAAGAGCGGTTCAAAATGCTTATGGTAATCACATGCAAAATGCTTTATCAAAAGCTGGAGATGATATTGATTTAGACATTGAAAAAACTAGAAAACTTCAAGAGGTAGCTGAAACAAAAGCAAGAAGAGAATTACAGACAGGTATATTAAAATCTCAACAATTAAAAGGATTAGTAGTTCCTTCAGAAACAGAATTTGAAAGTCTTAATTTATATGCTCAAGATATGAGCAGACAGCTTGTAGATCAATACAGTACTTTAGTATCTTCATTAGAAAAAAACGAAATAGATTCAAATCAGTTTGCTCAACAAGCTTCTATTATACAAATGCAAGTTCCTCAAATTAAAAATTTTGTAAGTGGACTTGAAGAAAGAGCATCTGCATGGAGCGCTGGATTAAAAGATAATACACTAAGTTTAGCTAATCCACCAGAGAATGAATCTTTTTTTGCGGCTATAGCTCAAAACAGAGGTGAGTTTGGTATGGATGAAAATGGGGTTTTGGTTTATCAAGGTAAAACAGAAGCTGGAGAAGATTTTAGTTTTCCAGCAAATAAACTTCAAGACATACCTGTTCCTATAAAAAAAGTAGAAAGTTTTGTTGAAATGAGTGATCCACTTGTTGATGCTTTGTTAAAACCAAAAGCTTATTTTAATGAAATAACAGGAAAAGAAGAGCTAAGAACAGTTGACAAACAATCTAAAGATTATGAGCGTGCTGTTAGGCAAGCTTTTGATGCGTTCTTAGGAGCTGATGATGATACTGCTAACTCTAAGCTTAGATCATTAGCTGCGGATCACGTAGGGATGACTAGAGATCAAATTCAAGATGCTATCAATGATACAAATTATGAAGGTCCTACTGGTGAAACATTTGCAAATAGATTAGAGTATGAAATGGAAAAGCATTTTGTACAAACTGTAGATGAAAATTATGAGGCTACTAAATATAAAAACTGGAAGCAAGCTCAAGAAGATTTACAGATGCAAAAAATGTATCAACAAAGTCAATTAGCAAGAGAAGCAGCGTGGCAGGGTAAGACACAAACAGAAAGAGCACAATATCAAACAGCTAAATATATGAAAGATTTATCTTCTCCAACAGAAGATTTAAACTCTTGGGTATCTGGAGCTGGAGCTAGTGTTTTAAGAACTTTTGAAAAAGACACAAAGGATCCAGATAGTGGAGTACAAATACCTGCTGGTTCTATAGTTATAAAAGACAGAGGTGGTAAAAACTTATTGATTACAGCTGAAATAGCTCAAGATCCTAATAAGTTAGCTAGCTTTTTATCAACAAGGTTGTATAATTTACCACCTTACATGCAATCATTTAATTATAAATCAACAACACCTAAAGATATAAGTCCAATAAAAAAAATTACTAATTTTTTAACTGGTAAAAAATAATCCTTTATGGAAGAAGAATTCGAATTTATTACTCTTGATAATTATCAATCATTTACTCCTGAAGAGGAAGAACAAGAATTAGATGAGTTTGGTAATCCAATTATAATAAATCAATTATCAGATGAGCAAA